ACTCTCTTAAAGCTGAGGTATATTCTGATGTAGATGCATATTCTACAAAAGTAGATACTTCCAGATTACCAGGATATACTGATTATGATGAAATCTTCGAGGATGATGAAGTATGAGATCTAAGGAATTAATCAAAAATCTTAAAGAAGCACTTACTCAGGATTATCTTTATAATGCGGAAGAACTCAAATTTATGAAAGAGGCACTTGAGATTTTAGAGCGAGAAGTTGAAACAACTAAAAGAAAAAAACCTGAAGGATTTGGTAAAAAATGACTGTAAAACTTGTAAGCATCACTCCTGACGCAGAGAAGACAATGGCATATATTGCCAGAGTGTCAAATCCGTCAAATCAGGATAATGAGAAATATGCAGGACTTTTGAAGTATTGCATCAAACATAACCATTGGAGTGTTTTTGAGCAATCTTCGATGACTTTGGAAATTGAGACTACTCGTGCTATTGCCGCACAAATCCTAAGACACCGATCTTTTACATATCAAGAGTTTTCTCAAAGATATGCCTCAAGTACAACATTGGGTGATATTGACCTTCCAGAACTTCGTAAGCAAGATTTGAAAAATCGTCAAAATTCGACTGATGACCTAGATCCTGAAATGGTGGAAAAATTTGAGAAACAGATGATTACTCTTTTTAGTTCGTCTAAGGCATTATATGAACAAATGCTTTCTCAGGGTGTTGCTAAAGAATGTGCCAGAATGGTATTACCTCTTTGCACTCCTACCAGAATCTATATGACTGGTTCATGTCGTTCATGGATACATTATATTAATCTCAGATCGGCTCATGGAACACAAAAAGAGCATATGGTGATTGCAGAGGCATGTAGAAAGGTATTTACCGAACAGTTCCCTGCTGTATCAGAAGCCCTTGAGTGGGTCTAAATAAATTACATTACTTTATAATTATGGCAACATATCCTGTGGTTCACAAAGAAACAGGTGAACAGAAAGAAGTAAAAATGAGTATAATGGAGTGGAGTAAATGGTGTGAAGATAATCCTGATTGGAAAAGAGATTGGAGTGATCCTTCTACATGCCCTATGGCAACAGAAGTAGGAGATTGGCGTAATAAATTAGTTGCAAAGAATCCTGGATGGAATGAAGTTCTTGATAAGGCATCTAAAGCACCTGGTTCTAAAGTAAAAAAAATCTGATAATATGGCAAGACGTAAAAGAGGAAGTGTTGATCAACCTATTGGAGTTGGTTTAACTACCAAACAGATGAAAAGGAAGAAACCTTTAAATGCTGATTATTTGGTTGATATTGAACCTCTTAATGATAATCAAAAAAGATTATTTGATTCTTATAAAAAGAGTAAGAATATCATAGCTTATGGATGTGCTGGAACGGGTAAAACCTTTATAACATTGTATAATGCAATGAAGGATGTTTTAGGTGATAATAATCTTTATGAGAAAATTTATTTAGTTCGTTCTTTGGTTTCTACTAGGGAGATTGGGTTCTTACCTGGTGATCATGAGGATAAGGCAG